ACTTGATTTTGACCAAACTCATGCTGCCAAATTGTATACCCGCTTGTTTGATGGTATACCAAAGACCCAGCAAGTACGTTTAGGCTGTTTGATCCCGTAAACGTAATAAACGTAACCCCGGGTGTTCCAATTGTTGTGTTATAAATAAATGTTGAAGTTGCTACTTGATAGGTTTGCGTTGGATCTTGGGTTAATGAAAAACTCAAAATACTACCTGGTGGGAATATAGAAGTCACATCTCCAGAGATATACATCTGATTATTTGTTGGCGCCGGTTGACTTGCTGGGTGTGTTATTACAGTGTAGGGTTTACTAAATGATGGATTATAGTTCCAGTCCGCCCATATAGGCGTTGGAAATAATTCTGTAGTATATCCACAAGAACGTTGTGCTCCTACAGCTTGTCCAGCATCATACCAAAGTTTATCTTTAACGTTGTAAATAATGGCATCGGTACATTCTGTTGCCGTGCCTCTTGGATAAAAGAACCAAATCTCATTATATCTTGGCACCTTAGTGGCCCAGACTTTTTGACGTTGTGTGTAGTTTAGGTTATCAAATAGGTAATTTATATTCTTATCATTAGCCACTACTGATACACTTCCGTTGTACATATAGAAGCGATCAACACCCATCCAAAAATACACGCCATCCATCTCTACCACCGAGTTCGATGACATGATAGAGATTTGGCTTGAAACAATATCATAGTTCCAAAACTGACTCACTGTTGCCGTACTAGACGCTGATGAGTTAAATGAAACACGAATTAAACTATCTGTTGCCCAGAATAGCCCAGCTGGTGAGTTAGTACCACCACGCATTGGCATACCCTTAACAATCTTGGAAGCAGCAACGTTGACTTGGTTAGCCAGTGGGCCATTCCAGTCATAAAAATTTTGTTGAGTATAGGTGCTACTGACGTTGTTATTAGCGATATAGCCGTGTGATCCATACACAAAAATAAATGGATACAATACACAGACACCACCGTCTACACTGATAGGTTGATAGGTAGGGTTTGAGCCCGCACTATCCGATAATCCACTAAATGTCCACGTGTTACCAGATGTCGGTGTGATGTTACCAACCAATACCTGTGATGCTACACCATTATCAACGTCAATAAGGTTATACCCAGGATGTGCTAGTACCTGAAGCTGGCCACCTTGTGGGCTGAATTGAGAGTCAAACTGCCAAGTTATTCGGTACGGTCCAAAGTTTGGATCGGGTGTAAACGCTGGTACGTTATTTAACCATACTGTTGTTGGGCTACCACTAATGGTGCCAGTAACGTTAACCGTTGTGTTAGGTGATGAATAGGTTGCTGTTGTGGTAACAAAGTTAACGGGTGATGTTTGACTAAATATAACATTGGTGCCAGTTGGAAATAACGCAGTTACGTTGCCAGCAATTGTAAAACTAGAACTTGTTTTTGATACTAAAGTAAAAGGCACTGTACCTGGCAGTACACTTACTGCAAACGGTCCACTACCTGTGCCGTAGTTAATCCCACAAGTAAAAACATCTAGCTCTTTATAGTTACCAGCAAATATGTAATTAACACCGTTGTATGGCTGTGATACCATGCCACGATAAATGCCAATGTTACTAGTGAACAATGTACGGTAGCCACCCATCTTTTTAGGGTCACCACGTTGAAACCTACACCACACACCGTCAGTGTATTGGTCGTTTTGAAACTGTGTACCATCGCGCTTAATACCAGCCGGTATTGCTAGGCTATAAATTGTAGTATATTGTGAACTATCTTGTTGCTTATTATCAGCTGCCATTTAGAACGTCCCGCCACTAATCAACGTGGCATTAAGTTGAGCACTGACGGTTACTAATGGGGCGGATAAGTTGGTGGCGTTGATGTCAATCATTTCAACGGCGTTTGCAGATAATCCTAAAATACCAATACCACGCAAGTACATACCCGTAGTAGCATCGTTTAAAAAAGAATATGATGGCGCACCAGCGGTGCCGTTAATTGCTTTAAACGTTGAGGATGATGATGAATTTAAGACGTATAAGAACTGACCATCACTTAACAATGTATAAATGTTACCTGTTGATAATACAAGCGGTGCCTGGCTACTTCCTTGGTTTTGGAAGGTAATATTATAGCCAGTCTGGTTTGTATTATTTACTAAAATATACAGCTGAGTAATCGCTGGTAGTGTTACAGCCAGTGTTGTGCTACGTGATCCAGACTGAGCCACGTAGGTTTGAATAATAGGTGAGTTAGATACTAGGTTTAATGTGCTACCAGAGATGGCATCAACGTCATACGTAGCGGATGTAAACACCACGTTATTAGGTGTAGTCCAACCCACTGTAATGTATTGATTAGCACTAGTATCAAAAAATATGAATCCAGAGTCACCTGGGTTGGTGTTAATAGAAGACAAGTTGTTAATGGTTTGTGGTGTTGGCGGTGTAAACGTTAGTGTACCAGTACCACTGTTTCTAAAAGCAATATACCAGCCTGTTGTAAGTGTGGCTACTGATGGAAGTGCAATGTTACCAAGACCACTTAGCCAGTTATAGGTTGACCCACGATTAGAGTTGGTGATTGTTGGTGCCACAGAAACATCAATAATGTTTTGTGTAGTTGCTAGTTGACCATTAACCGTTGTTAAACCAGCACCAGCCAATGTTGCTGCATCGGCAGAGGATGTTCCTGTGCCAAATGTTACGTTACCCCACGTACCTGCAGCTGTTGAATTGTCTTGTAAATAAAAGTATTTAGATACACCAGCGGCAACAGTTACAGAGTTACCACCAGAAAAATCTTTGATAACAAACGAGTTAGAACCAAGGTTGCGAAATAAAATATCAGCACCTACAGTGCCCTGGTCTGCCTCTGGAAGACTAATAGCAAGCCCCGTTGTTGTCGCTGTACAGTCAATGATACGTGTTGCTGGAACCTGACCGGTTCCTTGGTTAACAATTGCTGGCCAAAATAGTGGTGTGTTAGACCCGAACGAAAGTGATGAGTATGATACGTCCGTTGGTGTAACAATGGTACCTGTAAATGGTGAGGTAAATACTGGAGTAGTCATATATTAAGGTTCCTGAATCGTAGTGTTTCGATCTATACGACGTGAATCGTCTTCTTTCTTTAGTGAGGTTATTGCATCTGTGTAATATTGCTTCCACACTGGAAGTTTATCTAACGCTTTTAAATAACCTTGTGCTTGTAATAAAGCACCATATAACATCGCTTGCGGGGCAATTTGTGTCCATAAATTCTGCTGGTTAGTAGCATCTAATGGCTGTATTTCAGCATAATAAATAATTTCTACCGGATAAGATTGGTTGGGTGCTGGGGCAAAATTCCAATTACTATAATCATAGTCAGCATAATACAAAGGCTGACCACCAGAAGATTCAGAAAGATACATTGACACATAGTCTTGACCACGAAGTTTAACTGGCTGACCATTTACTTTCATAGACACTGTTTTACGCCAACGTGATGGTTTATTTAACACAGTTTGGTTAGTAGCCAAATTAGTTTCCACAACAATCAACTGCATGTAAGTCTTTAACTCAGCCGCAATAGAAGACTCAGTAAGTGCTATAAGGTTTGGGATTTGAGCAATAAAGCCATCGTCATCACGCTCCATATAGTCAATAATATTCGCTACAAGCGAATTGTAGTTCATTATTACGCTCATCTTGTGTAGTAACTTATATTAGGTTGCAAGTATATGGGGCTACGATCTCTGTCCTCTTCACTAGCCTGTAAGAACGCTTTCTCTGCCTGTGCTTCTAAATATGTGATTCTATTTAAATCAACATCAGGTAACTGCAATGACATGGAATGTGACAACTGTTTTTGTATACAATTAATCCATCGGTCTGGTACATAAATTTGATTAGTTAATGATCCAACGTCCATCATTTGTTTTTCGACAATCAACTGAAACATTTGATATGGGTTGTTAGGCACGGGCCATAGATACATAGATGGCTCAATTGTACGGTCAAACCAATACTGCAATGAACGAACAGATGGGAATTGCTTGTTGGGTAGGTTCCAATAATCATCACGATTAAGTCGTGCTAGTGGAATAACTTGTTGACTTGTTGAGAATACAATTTGACGTACAGAGAATGTTGTTGCAACAGTCTCACGCAGACGATAGAACAAATGTGGCTCTGTAATTGAAATATTGTAATACTGCCACTGTTTATCCGTCATGGTGATGGATGGAAATGTCTGTTTTGTAATCCAGTTAATTCCATCATCACTATACTCATACACAAGGTTATAAGTTTGTGTTGTGTTGTTTGGTGCGTAGCAGTTCCAACCAACGTAGTAAACGCTCTGTGCTTGCTGATAACCAAGCCCTAACCAGTTTTCTGAAACTGTTGAGGTTGCAAGGGATGTTAGTGTAGAATTTTGGTTGAACGCGTTTGGTGATGTTGAGTTATCTGTCGGTAAGTAGGTAGATGCTTGAATGTTTTGAACATACACCCAGTTAGCCTCACGAACATCGATAACAGTCTTTGGTAGTATTAATTGTTGTTGCTGTGTAAGAGCACCATAAAGTTGGTTCTCTAGTAACCATAAATTAACACCAAGGTTGGATAAATTTTGCAAATTATAAAACAACGCCTGTTTAGCCGCTTCAATATATTCAGGCGTCATTTCTTCTGCTGTTTTACCAGCATCACGATAAGCAAATGAAATTAACTGATCAACATTGATTGTTGTTTGACCAGTTGTATTACTATAAGCCATGTTATCTTCCTCGGCCAGAAGCTCGTTTAGTTACTTTTTGAGGTAATTTATTAGATGCAGGTCCAGCTTTTACAAATTCTTTACCAACCTTTTTAGGTATGCCTAATGTGCTTTTACCAGAAGCCGCGGCATACATCGCGGCTTGCTGGTCTTTTGATTTGTATGGCATTACTTCTTACCTGCACGACCACCACGTTTTTGTGCTGGCATTGCACCCATCGGTGCAGTTGGTTGTGGTGTTGGCGCTGCTGGTTGAGTTGGAGCTGGTTGTAGTGCGCTATCTTGCCCCATTCCAGCTAATCCCATAGCCATATTTTCACCAGGACTCATTTGTTTACCAGCCATTTGTTGCATTCTTTTAGCTTTTAAATACTCAGCATTTTCTTTTGCTGCTTTAGCATTTTGTGCTGATGAACCCATAACGTAATCCGATAGTTTGCCAACCAAACTACCGGCTTGCATCTTTTTTATTTTACCACCTTTCTTAAACCCTTCACGGATTTCTTCAGGTTTAAATGTGTCTTTCATAGCACCACTAGCTTCAGTTCTTGCTGTACGAGCTGGCTCGTCTATTTTTCTAACTGCCTCTTCTGGGCTATATCCTTCAGCGTCTCTTCTAGCAGAATCTTTTGCTTCTTTAGCAGCTTGTTTTTCTGCACGTTTTGTTGCTTCTCTAGCCGCTTCTCTAGCTGCTGCTTTTTCACTAGAACGTACTACACCTTTAAGCATACCTTTTAATATACCACCCGGTGTAACAAAATCTTCTGGATGTGATTCTTCCAATGGTTTATCGTATTCTTTTAATCTTTTTTGGTTTTGACGACTTTCATAACCAACTTGTTTTGAACGTCTATCATTTTGATCTGAATAATCTTTAGGACCTGGTTTAGGAGAAGATTTAGGAGCTGGTTTTGCTGTTGACTTAGGTGTTTCATCAGAATCTTTTTTACCAGTTTCCAAAAACTTCATAGCACGGGCACGAACATCATCACCAATGGTGTTGCTCTTATTATCACGCATATCAATAACTTCACCACCTTCTGCGTATTTATTAGGACCACCCTTAGCACCAGTTGGAGCCGCCGCAGACTTACCAGATTGTTTGCTCTTGATATATAGGTCTTTGTGCCCTGCTGGCTTGCCTTTTTCTTTTTCTACATCTGAGCCTTTAAACGCTGGTTTAACAGCCGCTTTTGATGGAGCACCAGCCTTACCTGGTTTAATATCTTTAGTTTTCTTGATGTTATCTAAATCACCAGCACCTTTTTTAGCTTCATAAACATTAGAAACAGATCCACCAACTTTAAATTTACGAACAGTTCCTGTTGATTTTTTAGAACGACCACCGCTTTTTAATTTAGAAAGATCTGTTTTTTCTTCATGCTGTTGTTTGTCGTGCATTCCAAAAGCTTTTTTAACAATTGCTTTATCTTGCTTTTCATCTTCTTTTTCTACAGAGCCACCTTTTCTATAGGCACTTCCACCGCCACACATTTCTTTTTTAGCATGACCACCTTCTTTAAAGTGCGCCATTTTAGGTAGTGTTTTAAATCCGTCCATTTTATATCCTCGAGGTTAATATTGTGAATAGGATGATCAGTCCTTATATCTACTAATGCATAAAACTAGGTATTTTCGCCCTTAAATGGTGTTAAAAATAACCTTTTTTCGGCTTCTCTACGTGGCATTAAAACAATGGGTCTATTCCACATAAGGATGGCTTCAGCCGCGCCTGCGTAGTCTTTTTGGTTTAATCTTTTAACCACGGAAGAACTTTTGAAAGCGTTTGCCCCAATATTGAAACAGAGGCTGTATAGGGCGTCGTATTGGTTCTGGTTAAGGGGTACCTTCACAGACGATGTAATCGCCTCGTCACACCAGCTTAAATCGTGTCTAAGTAGGTTTTTAACCTCTTCGTCTGTTAGTGTTGTGTTAATGAGGTGTGGTTCGTCTGGTTTAATAAGGTGACCAACACCAATCGTCCATAAGCCTTTGACGTCTTGGTAGGCCTTATTACGCTTTCCTTCAAACCTAATAATCGTGTCTAGGGTGGATTGTGTGATTGCCATAATTGCACTAATTTCTTGGTCTTTATAATGTGTGAATAAAGGCAGTAAGAGTGCTGCCACTACAACAACTATAATACATTTTTTCATTATTTCTCAGTCGGGGTGGATTTCCATAGCATTTGGTCTTTTGCCTGACTGCCGTTAGACGAACCAAAGTAGAACGATATTACCTGTTCTGCCTTGGCTGATAGGTACCCAACCAATGTGCCCGCCATGGCGGATTCAATTTTTGAGTATCCCATCAGTGTGCCAACCGTCACGCAGATGAATGATACCACAATAATGATTGCTAGTGAAGGGACCAGCGTAGACT